AAGGCTGAAGAGCTAAAAAACTAGCCGGCGGCGAGGCTGGTGCCGACCTCCTCGCCGTCTATGCGCTCGCGGATCGTCTCGGCAAGTTCGCTTACGAAGTCCTCCAGATGCCAGCCCACGAGATGAATGGCTGGATCGCCTACCTAAACCACCAGCAGCGAACCCAACACCGCAATGGCTAGCGCAACCTTTACCCTACGGGCCGTCGACGCGACGCGGGCTGCGTTCGCCTCGGTGCAAAATTCGCTGCAACGGGTCGAGAACAGCACCCGCGGTCTCGCGCGCATTACCAAGCTAGCCTTCGGCGGCGAGGCTGTTCTCGGCACGCTGAATATGATGAAGCAGCGACTGGATAAAGTCGCTATGGCTGGCGAGGATATGGGCTTTAGCGATGAGCAGATCGCGAGCGCAATCAGGATGGAGCAGGCCGTCGAGGGAGTGCTCAACTTCCTGACGAAGATTCCGGTTATGCTGACGCAAGTCGGCATCAACATCGGCAATGTGTTGAATCCCGACGCGATGAAGTCGGCGACGGAGGTCATCCGAAACTTCAAGGCTGACCGAGCCAAAAAGGAAATCGCTTCGATCACCGAGGAAACGATCAAGCTCCAGGTTGAGATGGATCGCCTCAATATGACCGAGCGCGAGCTTGCGGATGCGCTGATGGGCGATGCAGCTAAGGCGTTCAAGGCCGCGGTCGATGCCTTCGAGCGCGATCCTGAAAAGGGCTTCCGGCTTCAGAAGGATGCGCTCGCAATTCTGGCGCAGCGCGAGCAGCTGCTGAAGCAGATCAGCAAAGCAGAGCTAGACGCGAACAAGGATCTAAATGCCGCACGCGACAGCCGTCGGCAGGCGGAGCTAGAACTGGAGGGAGTCGGAAAGACGGCGCTTACGACTCAGCAGGAGCTTAATCTACTCTACCGAGATGAGGCCTCCCTAGTTGAGTTCATCAACAATCTGAAGGGAAATTCCGTCGAGGTTCTGAAGCTCGAGACCGATGCAGAAAATAAGCTCAAGGACGTGATCGAGAAGATCGTCGCACTAGAGAAGGAGCGCCGCGCCTTTGGAATGGATTTCGGCGCAACCATTTCCCAGTCATTTGAGGACGCCATTCTTTCCGGCACCAAGCTGCGCGAGGTTCTGCGCGCACTCGGCCAGGATCTGCTGCGGCTGATCTTCCGCGAGCAAGTGACGAAGCCGATGGCGAGCGGCCTAGGGAACTTCTTCGCGGATCTCTTCACCGGCCGCGCATCTGGCGGACCCGTCACCGGAGGCACGCCGTACCTCGTCGGCGAAAAGGGGCCGGAGCTCTTTATGCCGGCCTCGTCCGGCAGCATCGTGCCGAACAATCGCCTTGGCTCGAGCGGAGGCGGATCGACTGGCGTCACGATCAACTACCACATCGCCGCCGGCGTCACTCGCGCCGAGCTTGTGCCGATTCTCGAGACCGAGCGAAAGCGCCTCAAGGCCGAGATCCCCGATATGGTGCGCCGCGGTGGCGCTTATCGCGCAGCGTTCGCCTAAGCTATGGCAATTACCTACCCACTCACGCCGCCGTCGCCGTTCCGCATCTCGAAGCTGACGCTCTCGGGAATGAGCGCGACCTCGCGCAACGTCTCGCCGTTCACGTTCCAGACGCAGCAATACAACTGGCCGGGGCAAGCGTGGATGGGCTCGGTCGAGTGCCCGCCTATGACGCGCGCCGCGGCCGAGGAGGTGATCGGCTTCCTGCTGGCAGCGCAGCGCGGCACGTTCTACTTCCAGGATTACGCCAACACCTCAGTGCGGGGCAACGTGACCGGCACGCTGACCGTCAGCAGCGCGACCGCCAACACCTCGACCCTCGGCATCTCCGGCGCGACCGGCACCTTCGCGGTTGGAGACTGGCTTCAGATCGGCACGTCGCTCTACAAGGTCGTCCAGGTCAACTCCTCGAGCAGCGTCGATCTCTTCCCGGTTCTGCGCTCCAGCTACACAGGCGGCACGTCGATCACCTACTCCAACGCAAAGGGCGTCTTCCGACTGGCCGAGTCGCGCACCGAGTGGTCGATTGAGCTCGCGAGCATCTACGGCATCACCTTCTCGATCGCGGAGGACGTCGCGCAATGAGCATCACAACCGCAGGCCGCACGCTCTCGGCCGATATGGTGACGGAGGTGACGACGGTGCAGCTGGCGCCGGTCATCCTCGTCTCGCTTAGTTTCCCTTCCGCTTACACGCGCCTCTGGACCGGCTACGGGACGCTGACTTACGCCGGCGTTCCTTACCTCGGAATCGGCACCTTCGGAAGCATCTCGCCGATTGAGGAGACAACCGACCTTGCGGCCCGCGGAATCTCGATGCGGCTCTCGGGCGTGCCGACCGCGAACATCGCGCTTGCGCTGACCGAGGATTACCAAGGCCGCGATTGCACGGTGCTCTTCGGCGCGCTCTCGCCGACCGCCGGCACGCTGATCTCGTCGCCGGTGACCGTCTTCCAGGGGCGGATGGACGTGATGCAGATCTCGGACGACGGCCAGTCCGCGGACATCACGATGACGGCCGAGAACCGGCTCGTTGATTTCAAGCGCCCACGGGAGGTGCGCTACACGCACGAAGAACAGACGGCGCTTTTCCCCGGCGACCTCGGGCTGGAGTTCGTGACTGCGATCCAGGAGAAGGCCATTTACTGGGGCAACCCGAACCAGACGCAGCAAACGAACTGGAACGGAGGCGACAAGACCGGGCCGACCGAATACGAATGAAAGCCGCCGACATTCCCGCGGAGCTTGTGCGCTTCATCGAGGAGCGGCGCAGCCAGCCGTTCGCGTGGGGCGCGAATGACTGCTGCCTATTCGCTGCGGACTGGGTCACGCGGGCAACCGGCCGAGATCCCGCGGCGCACTACCGCGGCACCTACTCAAGCGGCATCGGCGCGCAGCGCATCATCGACAAGGCCGGCGGGATTCTGGAGTTGGCGCGCGAGCTCGGGCTTGAGCCAGCGCAGATCGGCCTCGCTCGCCGCGGTGACGTGATCGCCCGCGACGTGGGCAACGGCATCGGGCTGGGCGTCTGCGTGGGTAACGCCGCCGCCTTCGTGGGCCGCGATGGGCTGGAGTTCCTCGACCTCAACGGCGCCGCCTGCTGGCGCCTCTAATTATGCCGCAAGTCGCCGTCGTCGTCTGGATCGCTTTGATGGATGTCGGGCTGAGTGTCGCCGCGGCCAACGCGGTGATGTTCGTGCTCAAGTTCATCGCGACGACTGCTGCCTCGATGGCGGCGTCGAAGCTGCTTGCGCCGAAGGCTCCGAGCTATTCCGACCCGTCGCTGACCGACCGCTCGCAGATGATCCGCTCGCCGATTGCGGCGCGGCAGATCGTTTACGGCCAGACCAAGACCTCGGGCGTCATCGTCTACATCTCGACGACGGGAACAAAGAACGAGTATCTGCACCTCGTCGTCGCGATGGCCGGTCACGAGGTCGAGGAGATCGGCGACGTCTACTTCAACGACGAGCTCGCGCTGACGGGCGCGGGCAGCGCCGCCCAGGGCCGCTTCACGGGCTACGCCGAGATCTACAAGAAGCTCGGCAGCGACACGCAGACGGTTGAAACGAACCTTGAGTCCGCTACCTCCGGACTGACCGATGGCAAGTGGACGAGCGACCACCGCCTCCGCGGCATCGCGTACATCTACGTGCGGCTCGTCTGGAACCAGGAGGTCTGGACCGGCGGCATCCCGAACATCGCCGCGGTGGTCAAGGGCAAGCAGGTCTACGATCCGCGGACAACGACGACGGCTTACTCGGCCAACCCTGCGCTCTGCCTTCGTGACTACTTGACCAGTTCGCTGGGTATGGCGATGGACTCGGCCGAGATCGACGATACGGCAATCAACGCCGCGGCGAACATCTGCGACGAGCAAGTCGAGATCAAGCCGGTCACCTCGCCGGCCACCTACGAGAACCGATACGAGGCGAACGGCGTCCTTTACACCAGCGCCTCGCCCGACGAGAACATCGGCAAGCTTATTACCGCGATGGGCGGGCTCATCGCCTACTCGGGAGGCAAGGTCGTGGTCTATGCGGCCGGCTACCGGATCCCGACCGTCACGCTGACCGAGAAGCACTTCGCCGGCCAGATGACGGTGCAGACCAAGACCTCCGCCCGCGACCGAGTAAACGGAGTCAAGGGCGTCTACGTCTCGCCTGAGAACGACTGGCAACCGTCCGACTTCCCGCAGATCACGTCGACGACCTACGTGACCAAGGACGCCGGCATCCGTTACTGGCGCGACGTGGCGCTGCCGTTCACGACCTCGCCCGCCTGCGCCCAGCGGCTGGCCGTGATCGAACTGCGCCGCGCTCGCGAGGAGATCACGATGACCGCGCGCTTCCGCCTCGAGGCGATGCAAGTGCGGGCCGGCGATACGGTGATGATTACCAACTCGAAGATGGGCTGGACCCAGAAGGTCTTCGAGGTGATGGAGTGGAACTTCGCGAGTGACGGCAGCCCGCCGCAGCTGGCAATCGAGATGACGCTGCGCGAGACCGCGTCGACCGTTTACGACTGGACGGTGAACGACGAGGTTTACGTCGACGATGCGCCGAACACGACGCTGCCGGATCCCTTCACGCTCTCCGCGCCGACGAACCTGACACTGACCGCCGATGGCACGACGCAGCAGATCCAGGCGGACGGCACGGCGCTGCCTCGAATCCTCGTCTCGTGGTCCGCGCCTGCAAACGAGTTCATCCAGGCCGGCGGGAACGTGGGCATCGAATACAAGGAGAGCACCTCGACGACCTACCTGACGTGGAACACGGTCCCCGGCGATCAGACGACGGATTACATCTCAAGCGACGTTAAGATCGGGCTGACGTACAACGTCCGCATTTTCGGCGAGAGCTTCTTCAAGGTCTCGACGTCCTACGTCAGCGCCACGGTCAACGTGCAGAAAGACACGGTCGCGCCCAGCATCCCGACGAACCTCGTCGCGACCATCGGAACGGGCTCCGCGGTGGGCCTTGACTGGGATGATTCGACCGCGCCCGACTTCTCCGAGTACGGCATCTACCGCAACACGACCGGCGTGACTCCGGCCGACGCGAACACGAACAAGATCGCCGAGGTCGACGCATCGCGATTTGTCGACGTGGACGTCGCGGTAGGCACGACGTATTATTACTGGGTCAACGCCTACGACGCGCTCGAGAACGTGTCCGGCTTCGCGACCCGCGTGCAAGCGACGCCAGTCGCGATCACCGCCGGCGCCGTCTCCAACGTCGCACCGTCCACGCCGAACGCTCCGACCTATGCGAGCGAGACGACCTACCTCGCGACAGACGGCACGGCTCTGGCCCGCATCACAGTCACGGCGCCGGC